CCATCCGGATATAGTCGATGCGATGTCAAAGCGCGTTGGGCGTTTTCCGTCAGCCAAAGACGGCGGACCTACATGGCATGGGATGTGGGGAGATACCAACCCGCCAACCATGGACACATGGTGGTACTACCAGATGGAAGGTCTGGACTCGAAAGATGGAGTGTCGCCCAACGAGAACGGGTGGCATGTGTTCAAACAGCCGTCCGGACGTTGTCCGTACGCGGAGAACATCGAGAACCTGCCCGATGGGTACTACGACACTCAGGGTCGGTCTGACGAGTACGTTCGGGTCTACATTGACGGTGAATATGGCCTCTCATCGGCGGGTATGCCGGTGTATAAATATTTTCGTCCCGACTACCACATGACCAAGAATACGCTTCGTCCAACCGTCAATGGTGTAAGACCTATCATTATCGGAATGGACTTAGGTCTGACCCCGGCTGCTGTTATCGGGCAGCAAGACCCCCGTGGTCGCGCACTGATACTTGACGAATGCGTATCGTTTGATATGGGTGTGCAGCGGTTCGTAAGAACCTTACTTAAGCCGTTGCTCTACGAAAGGTTTCCGGGGATTCCTTTATTAGTGGTGACCGACCCGGCTGGTATTCAGCGTGCGCAGACTGACGAGCGCAGCGCGGTGGATATCATCAAGGCCGAGGGACTTAAGGTTATTCCGGCTAAAACTAACAATATTTCCGCTAGAATCAACGCAGTAGACGAGTTTCTAATGCGCCAAGTGGATGGCGACCCAGGGTTTCTGGTCGATCCTAGATGCACCCAATTGAAGGCTGCTATGATGGGCGGCTACCGCTACAAGCCCAAGGGCAATGGCGAGATCGACAAGAATAAACATTCCCACGTAGCCGAAGCATTGCAGTATCTTATGCTGCACATTGCGAACGTGAGTGACTCCAGCCGGATACCGTACCGTAGAGATGTAAAAAAGGTTGCGGCCTCTGGTTGGACTTGATATTGTTCATACGCTAGTTACCTCTCATTGCACTACATTTCTCCCTAGGTAGTGTCTTAACCCCCGGGGTTCCCTCGGGGGTTCTTTTTCCATTTGACTTCTGTTAGATTTATGATACAACCCGCAAGACGCGGAGGAATATCACATGGCTTCATGCAATAAACCCTACACGGTTACTTCGACGAATCCGAAAATGTCGGGTTCGGCTAAACCCATGAAAAGTTACATGGGTGGCGGGATGGTCAAGTCCTACCAGAAAGGTGGGATGGTGACGATGCCTCGCAAAACTGCGAAGCAGGAGATGATGGATCGTATGATGGAAGACCCGCGCAAGTCGGGAGCTTACGGGCGAAACACAGCTCGTGATATTGAAAATGCTCCGAAGTACAGTGCTCGTGAACAGCAACTAATGCGTGAAGAAGAACAGGGTAAAATGAGTAAACAAATGCGCGGAGCATATGAACGCGCAACTGGACGCAAATTATAAATGGCGGGATTAACATTCCTTCGCGTCGTTAATAACGACGAACTAGCGAGACAAGAACAGGCTGCAACGAATGCGGCCCTCGATGCTCGTCAGAATCAACCTGTCATTCTTGGGTTGGTTGGTTATTTGAGGGAGTGCTGGGACGTAGCCCAGATGGCTAAGAAACCTATTGAGAACGAAATGTTGCGTGCTCTGCGTCAGCGCAACGGCCAGTACGAAAACGACAAACTCGCGGCAATTCGGTCCCAAGGTGGTTCCGAAATTTATATGATGATCACGGAGGTTAAGTGCCGTGCTGCCGAGAGTTGGCTTCGTGATATTTTGTTGGATAATGGTTCCCCTCCTTGGGATTTACATGCTACTCCTATACCTGATCTATCTCCTACGCAAAGTAGGGAGATTCAGGCTGAGTTTGCACAGAAAGTTTTGAAGATGGTTGAGACCGTTGGGCAGGCTCCTACCCAAGAGCAGATGTCCGAAATGCGCGAAATTGTTGCGCAAGACTATCGGTTCCGCATTTTAAGGGAGTCTCAATCCCGCGCCGATAGGATGAAGTTGAAAATCCAAGACCAGTTTGCGCACGGCGGCTGGGAGAAGGCATTCAATGACTTCATCACCGATCTCGTCACTTTCCCCTGTGCGTTCATTAAAGGGCCAATTGTTCGCCGTCAACGCACGTTAGGCTGGAAGACGCTGCCCAACGGTCAGACTGTGGTTGAGCCGGTAGAGAAACTCGGTCCAGAATACGAGCGCGTTGATCCGTTTAGAATGTACCCCGAGCCGGGTATTAGCGACATCAACGAAGGCTACATCTTCCAGCATCACCCGCTTACTCGCATGGATTTGGCCAATCTTATTGGCGTTCCTGGGTACGACGAAGATGCCATCCGCAAAGTCCTTGAAATTGGCAATGGCCAGTCCTGGATCAATGAGGATGTAGAACTCATCAAGGACGAGGAGGAACGTAAGTATTACTCCTACATGCGTCCGACCGAAGTATTCGACACCCTAGAATTCTGGGGCAAAGTCAGCGGTAAGATGCTTGTTGAGTGGGGCATGACCGAGGATGAAATCCCGGATCAGGCGCGCGAATACGACGCAAACGTTTGGGTAGTGGGTAATTACGTTATTAAGGCGGTTTTGAACTACGATCCGCTTGGAGAGAAGCCGTATGCGAAAACCTCCTTCATCAAGTGCCCGGGCGCGTTCTGGGGTAAAGGCATCCCGAAAATCATCGAAGACCTCCAAAGCGTCTGCAACGCAGCGGCCCGTGCCCTCGTCAACAACATGGGAATCTCATCCGGACCCCAAGTTGAACTCAACCTTGAGCGAATCCCACCCAACGAAGACATCACTCAACTCTCTCCTTGGAAGATTTGGCAAGTCACTAATGACCCTCTGGGATCGAGTGCGCCAGCGGTTCGCTTCACTCAGCCCGACTCCAGAGCAAATGAACTCATGGCTGTATATGAGCGGTTTAGCCGCCTTGCTGACGATCATTCTGGTATACCTGCTTATGTTTATGGTGATTTGAACGTGCAAGGGGCTGGACGTACTTCGTCTGGCCTCTCAATGCTGATGGGTGCTGCAGGCAAGGGCATCCGCCAAGTCGTCATGCACATAGACATGGATATCGTCAAACCCATCGTTGAACGTCAGTTCATTTACAACATGCGTTACGACGAAGATGAGTCCATCAAGGGAGATGTCGAGGTTGTGGCCAAGGGTGCTATCAACCTTGCGGTGAAAGAAACCGTCAATCTCCGCAGAATTGAATTCCTCAATGCAACCGCCAATCCGATTGATGTCGAGATTATTGGTAGGGATGGCCGCGCAGCGATTCTTCGTGAAGTGGCTAAAGGGTTGCAGATGCCTGTGGATGAGGTTGTCCCCTCTCGGGAAAGAGCTAGTTACGATGCTAGGATGCAAGCCATGGCTATGTCGGTTGCTGCAGAGCAGCAAGCACAGCCTGAAGGTGGTACTCCTGCGCTTCCTGACGGTTCTCCCAAAGGCGGGGTAGAGGCTACTACCGTACGTGGTCCTAGCGGGAGGGCGGCATGATTCGCCCAGAACCTAGGGTCATTAAGGCAGTTGCACAAGCAGTTCGACAGTACCCGGAGATTCTCCAGTACTTGAGTGACTGGCGTATGCATGAACTCGAAAACCTTCCCAGCACAGTAAATAACGCGGCAGTTTCCCAGGGGCGCTGCCAAGTTTTGGGTGAACTTTATAAGTTCGCCAAGGATGCCCCTGAACTGGCGGCAAAGATTTAGTCTCGCCGTCTAATTAGCGCATACCGATAGGAGCGTACAATGGCACTTCCAGAGCAAATTCGTAAACAGTCCGAGGCTGTCCAAGAGCTTTACAAGCAGCTTAATTCGGCGCAAGAAGAAACAGGCAAGTCTGCCGATGAATCTTCTGCACCAGTTGAAACTGCTCAGGCTCCACAAGCCGACGAAGAAACTGAAACGAACAATGCTGCTCCATCACCGGCAGTTGAGCAGAAAGCTGGTGATGCAAAGACTACGGAAGATGACTCCAATTCTGAGACTTATGCTCAGAAATGGCGAACTCTGCAGGGTATGTATAACGCTGAAGTTCCCCGTCTGCATTCGCAGAATAAGGAGATGCAACAGCGTATTCAGCAAATGGAGCAATTGCTTGCTTCGCTTTCGGCACAGCAAAACGTCGTTCAGCAACCCGCGCAAGTTGAGAAACTTGTAACGGATAAAGATGTTGAGGAATACGGCGAATCGCTGGATGTAATGCGAAAGGTTACTCGAGAAGAACTCGGTTCAGTAGCCAGTCGTATTGCTCAGCTTGAAAACGTTATCAAACAACTCCAGACAAATGTTGTTCCGCAGGTTCAGGCTGTAGCCCAAAAGCAAGCCGTATCTGCAGAGCAGCAGTTCTGGGCTGAACTGGCGAACTCGGTGCCTAACTGGCGTGATGTCAACGATAACTCGGACTTCCAGTCTTGGTTGTTAGACATTGATCCACTTACTGGTATTAGCCGTCAGACATATCTTGAGGATGCACAGCGGTCGCTCGATGCCAGGCGAGTCGCTAACTTCTTCCGTGCTTGGCTTGAGAATACTGGACAAGCCTCTGTTGCTCAGACACCGGCTCGCACTACTGCGCCTGAACTGGAAAAGCAGGTTTCTCCCGGACGTTCGAAGAACTCGGGAACTCCGCAGACCAGCAAAGCTCGTACTTATACCCCTGGCGACATCCAGAAATTTTTTAACGATGTTCGCTCTGGTAAGTACAAGGGACGAGAGCAGGAGCGTGACCGACTTGAACGCGATATTTTCGCAGCACAGCGAGAAAATCGAATCCAACTTAATGCGTAATTAGAAGGAGTTACTTTTATGTCTTATCCCGTTTCCCCGGGCCGCCCGAATTACAGCGGCAACTTTATTCCTGAGCTTTGGTCAGGCAAGCTGATCGAGAACTTCTACGATGCTACGGTTCTCGCAGCCATTTCCAACACGGACTACGAGGGCGAGATTCGCCAGTATGGTGACACGGTTAACATCCGCACCACGCCGGAAATCACGATCCGCGACTACGTGAAGGGTCAGACGCTGACGGTTGAGAATCCGGACAAGCCGAAGATTCAGCTTCTCATCGACAAGGGCGAGTACTTTGCTTGCGTCGAGGACGATGTTGACAAGGTGCAGTCGGACATCAACCTGATGGACACTTGGACGAAGGACGCTTCCGAGCGTATGAAGATCAAGATTGATCAGCGCGTGTTGACTGACCTTCTCCCCGGCATTGCGTCCGCTAACAAGGGTGCAACGGCTGGTGAGCAGTCGGCTTCGTTCAACCTCGGCACGACCGGTTCGCCGCTTTCTGTGACGAAGGACGGTGCTGGCGGCACGAAGTCGGTGATCGACCTGCTTGTTGATCTCGGCACGGTTCTCGACGAAGCCAACTGCCCTGAGCAGAATCGCTTTGTTGTGATCCCGGCCAAGATGGCTGGTCTTATCAAGAAGTCTGAACTGAAGGATGCCTCGCTTACTGGCGACAGCGTGTCTGTTGTCCGTAACGGTCGCCTTGGTATGGTTGATCGCTTCACGCTGTATGTGAGCCACAACCTGTCCACGTCCGGTTCGGGTGCCTCGATGAAGTATAACCTCATTGCTGGTCACAAGATGGGCTTTACCTTTGCTTCGCAGATGACGAACATGGAGACGATCCGTTCGGAGTCGACCTTTGGTAACATTGTCCGTGGGCTTCAGGTCTACGGTTACAAGGTTGTGAAGGGTGAGGCGCTGGCCCAGTCTGTCGTCACGCTCGCCTAATTGTAGGAGTTAAATAAAATGGCTGCTTATACTGATACTCTTGGTTTTAATAAGGGAACTGCTGCGTTCCCCGATGGCAGCGGTATTTCCAAGTTCTCCGTTGAACTGGATTTTGCCGCAATTGTGGCTGCTCGTTCGGCTGCCGGTGCTACGGCTCTGGTTGCTACGGACACGCTGCAGGTCATCTCGCTGCCCGCTGGTTCGGTCGTTCTTTCGGCCGGTCTGCAGGTGACGAAGGTGGAGTCGACCAATACGACGGCGACGTTTGACTTTGGCTACACGGGTGGCACGCCTGCTGCTGCTAATGTGTATTCGAATGATCTTGCTTCGAACGCACTTGGCTACGGTATTGAGAACCTTGCTAATCCGACTGCCGTTACTTCGGCGGATACGATTGACCTGCTCCTCAACACGGCTGTTCCGACTGACTGCGTGGTGAATGCTTTCGCCATCGTGGCTAACGTTTCGGCTGCCTAACTAGGGTGGGGGGCTTCGGCCCCCCTCTCTTAAGGAGAGTAATATGG